CTAGCAGGCGTCTTTATTACATAAGGTAGTTGAATAATTAAATCCAGTTTACCAGAACCGCTTTGTTCATCTATTGCGTCAAGAATATTGAGTTTCCTAATTAATCTTTTAAGAGTACTATTTGGCTCATTCATGACGGCGTAAAGTGGATTTTCTATAATACCTACCATTTTTTTTGGTAATGTTAAATCCTCCTTACTCCCTGTTCTATCATTATACACTCTAACTCGGACGTGTTCAGGATACCAGTCTAAAATCTTCCCAGTTCGCATGGTTTGTATGTCGTACGAACCAGAGATTTTAGGATTAATGGTCGTGTCTATGGGGACCACCCCGACACAGCCCTCGTCGAACATAGATAGAACAAGATCGTGAATAAAAGCCGATGCAGTTTGGTCTATATTAGCTTCAACAGTTAGAGCGTAATTCAATCCGGAATTAATTACTTCTTCGAATCTCCCATTTTGATCTAGTCTAACATGTTGGATCATTACAGCTGAAACATCCATAGCAATCCGATTATAAACAGCCATGATGATACTTCTCTCATTGGTCGATCGAATTGTGACACGGTCCGGACGAAAAGAGGTATTCGGACCAAACTCATAATACGAGTTTGATTTTTCGCGACCCTGAAAAGCGTTCCAGCCATGGGTTAACTTGACCCTCCTGAGCGGAATGTAAGAAGGTTTTTTTTCGGTATGGGAAATTGTTTCTACTGGGTTATGATTTCGAAAAACATCCCATGCCGATCTTAATCTTTTACCTAATGGATCCGGCACATTATCACACCTCCCTTATAGTATTATTCAAACATTTCTTTGTTTGCTTTGTAGGCAACCCATGCATCCATCATGGCAGAGACACTGTCAATTTTCTGTTCGTATCGCTTCTTTAAAAGTTTGCGATTACCATTTGTGTCTTCGAGAGTTATTGCATTACCCATCGCAAATGTCATGAGTTCTTGATCAAAAATTAACATACGTTCCTCTGAGAGAGTTTTTAATTCCCCTAACGGAACCGATTCGGTCTTTACTCCTTGTATAACTTTCTCAATACCAAAAGGACCATTTTCTGATTCCCATCTAGCCACGAACTCTTTCGCATTATAAGGGTCGAAGCCGAAACAACGGACATCGTATTCGCAATCTTGAATAAATTTATCAAGATCGTCATAGACGTCCATCATATCAAGAACGGTGCATTCTAGAACCATTAAAGATCCTTCCTCTAGGAATTGATCGTATTTAATTCGCATAGCCCCTGGAAGTTTCATCAATGTTAGTGATGAGATGTAACATCGTGTCTTTATACCGAAGTTGCCCCCTGGTAAAGGAAATAAGAAAGTAAAAGCACAGAAGTCGTCCCCTTGAGAAAGATCAGCACCCAAAGCGCAGGGCATAGACCAAAAATCTCTTTTTCTATGGGGTAAAGTTTCCTCGTAAGTAAAGAAATATGTATAACCTTCCATTGGTATACCGAATCTTTTAGCAAGTATATCGTTTCGGGTAGCAGGCGCATATTCGGCTCTCTCTACGTCGAGTTGATAAGCTTCGTAGGTTACCGTTTTTCCAATATTTGGATTTGCTTTGATCCACATAGCTGGATCGCCAACTTCTTTAACGTCATCTAATCTATAATACCAAATAGAAACATGAGGATTTATATAATCACCTTTAAGCATGTTCATTAGTTCCATTTTGATTGTATCGCCGGAACTATTTCGAACTGTTCCTTCTGAACTCATTGCTATAATTAGATAATCATCTAATTTCGAAGCTCCCTGCTCAATTGCGCCAACAACGTCTTCGCGAATATCTCCTGAGAGCCATTCGTCAACGGTTGACACCTTAGGTCTCAAGCCCTGTAATTTATCAATCGACATGGGTCGGACCTCAATGATGGAGCCGGTTAGAAAGTTCTCGATACCTTTTTTTGTAGAGGCTAGTTTTACGCGATTAACTCTTGAGCCGGTGGTATTTTGTAACGATCCTTCTGTTAGAAATTTTAGAAGTGGACCTCTTGCACGTGTGATAGAAGTTCTGATAGGTGACATGATTTCCTCAGCCTGCTTCATTGTTGGTGCTGTAGTGATTTGATGTGTTGTTGAGGTATCAACGTTTTCGAAATAAGATTGAATGCATGAACCATACATAGATTTAGCGGCACCCCGACCGACAATTAAGTATTGTTTATTGATTAGACGTTTCTTAATCATCTTTCGAACATAGTGACCGCCATGACCATCAGGATTTGGTTCGTATACACTTCGTTCCACGAAATAGTACCAACCAAATACTTGTTCGGCCCATAGTTTAAAACTATCAAGGAGTATCAAATCGGCTCCATCCGTAAGTGTAAGTTCACATTCACAATATTGTATAAAACCTTCTACTGCATCTTCATCGTAATAAACCCCTCGGTTTGCTATGAGATCGTCTATACGATTCATCTCCATGGAGATTTCTTTACAAACAGGAATGTTACCTTTTAAAACTTCTTCGCGAAATTTTCCATAATAATACGGAGTTGCCGTGTTCGATAATGCCATAGCATTACCCCGCCTTCTTCGCCATGGCTTTAATAACGTCCTGCGCTAACGGGGTCTTAGATAAGGCATAAAGAGAGGCCACAGTTGTGCCCGCCGCCGTTATCGTTTTAACAACATTTAAACCCCTAGTAATTTGCGCAGGACTTAAATCTTTATATTGTTTTTCTAATTGTAATCTTTGTGTTAATTCCTTAAGTTCCTGAGTAGAGAGATTCTTTGTCCCCCTCCTTTTTAATTTACGGGTTTTTTGATAATCGCTGGAGCCCTGAGATCTCTTACCTTTTATTCGACCGCCACTATTACGTTTACGACGTACCCCCCATCTCATTCCCGGAACGCCATAATGATATAGCGACTCTATTGGTTCCTCAGTGCTAACGGACTGCTCGTAATTATAAGAATAATCCTGATTAGTACTTTTTCTCTTGAGATCACGAATTAAGTTTTGGACCTCATTTTCCTTACGGAGCCTAATGAGTAGTTCGTCCAGTTGTTTATTAGTTGCGTTTTTAATAGTTACTGTTTCGTCAGTCAACTTGGTTTCCTCCTTCCACTTGAACGTTTAATCGCCATTCTATTTCTTTAATTTGGTCCTTTATGGCGTCGACCAAATAACCCATCTGTGGGGGATCAAATATAAGACGAACTTTTAAATAAACATAAGACTTAATGGATTCTAAATCTTTTCTTTCTCCAATAAAATCAGACCAAGTTTCGGTTTTACTTTCCACATTAAACCCTTCTGTTGGGCCAACGCCAAGTTGGTTAAGGTTTGCGAACGCCGAGTTAATATAAATAATTATGTCTTGATCGAAATGTTCATATGATTCCTCGATGCCGATGAGTTTCTTCACTGAAGTTAATATGCTTTCCATAAACACGTGTCCCCCTTCCGGCGTTCTGTTGGTAATCTTGGTAATAGTGAAACGTCCCCATAATGTATTGCGTTACTCGTGTTATGGGACGTGCAAATTAAATTATTTAAATCAAGAATTGAATCGTATCCGTTTTCTATATCCTCAATTGCAATCGGATTTATATGGTGTACTATTATTCGTCCAAGGATTGGTCGGTCTTCAACTGCGAGATCACGTGCATTATCTCTTATGATGGCGTCCCTTCTGACACGCTTCCATTCCTTTGAATGATAAAAGGCTTGATTCAAATGTCTCTCGAAACCGAAGACCGATCTACCAACTACGCCGCCTAGTTTTAAATATTCAAAACGTTCCTCAAAAGTAGGGATACGAATAAGTTGTTTATAAGACTTAATCATCTTTATCACCTCGCTGCGAACCCGTATAAGAACGCATAGCATTGAGCGCGTTCAAATATAATTCCTCAACACGTTTGGCCGATTGGATTGACTCCGTCTTCGCTTTCTTCAGCTCTATTTCTTGCTCGAGTAAAACTAACTCTTTTCTTTCTTTGATTGATCCGAGTTTAAGGTAGTGTGTGATTACTTGCGAGCTAGCCGTTCCATTAGCAAGTTGTTTTTCGGCCAAATCGATCGCTAAAGAGATCATTTGATTTTCTCTTGCCTCTGGTGTCTTTGCCGGAGGTCTCTTTCTTGGCGGT